CTCAACGCTTCCAACATCAAAGTACAACTAGCAACCGAAAAGGGCAGAGCAGAATACGCCAAATACAAGGCGAACCCTTACATAAACTATAGTACCTTTGGAACGCGCACAGGTCGCATGGCAACGAAGAAAAACTCTTTTCCAATACTTCTTATGCCTAAAAAAATGCGCGGCGTTATAGAGCCTTACAGAAACGTTTTTCTTGAGTTCGATGTTGTCTCGGCAGAGGTCGCTACACTGTTCTATCTAACCGGCAGACCTATCCCCGAAGGCGACCTACACAAGTGGGTCAATGAGAACATCTTCGGTGGCAAATACACGCGAGACGAAGTTAAAAAGAAGTTCTTCGCATGGCTCTACGACCCTCGTAAGAAAAACAAGCAGCTTGAAGAACTATTTAATAGACAGGAGATAATCAACAAGTTCTACGATGGCGAGTTTATCACCAACCCTCTAGGAAGGAAGATTAGGGTTGATGAGACACGAGCACTAAACTACATCGTTCAGAGCACATTTAACGACATTTTTTTGACAAACATCGCCAAGCTGTCTGATAAAATGAAAGAGTGGGGTATGAAGTCGCACATTTCATTTTTTATCCACGACAGTGTAGTTTTGGACTTCGATGCAAAGGAGAAAGGAAAAATAAATGACATTATGTCTGTTCTTTCGACCTACGGAGACCACAAGTTCAGCCTTCACATGAACATTGGCAAGAACTACGGCGACATGAGGGAAGTTCTATGAGAAGTATTGTATCAATCGGAGAGTCAGCCGCTCTTTTCGCAGAGTTTTTGGCTTCCTACCCCGAATATAACACCTATACCATAGGTCACAGCGCTGTGGAGTTCAAAATACCAATATTTTCCGACCCAGAACGCTACGACGAGCCCGTAAAAGGGTTGAAGCGGTACTTATCCACCGTATCTGACGAAGTAACGTGTGTTATTTCAGGTGGCGAGATGGTGTCGCTCACATCGCTCCGAGTTTTGGAGCAACTAAGAGAAAAAGAAGTAGATATTATTTATTTACAACCAAAACTTGACTTGCTTAACCAAAGTGCTATAATGGCACACAACTTGGTACACGGAGTTACCCAAGAAATGGTGCGCTCCAAGGTATTCAAGCGTTGGTATCTTTTTGACCTAGACTTGGTTAAAGCAGTAACCCCAGGTGTGGTGCTTACAGAAATGAAGAAGTCAGTTGCAAGCAGCGCAGCACGACATTACCACACCTTTAACTGGCTCAGAAGCCAGGACAACCTTTTTGGTCTTGACGAGGACAGTTCTCAGAACGCAGTTATTTCTTCTATCTCATACTGCGATTTTGACTTGACAAGCGTCACCGATCTTGGTAAACTCTTATTCACCCGCGAACAGGAGGTGTTCTACGGAATCAGTGAGAAAAAGGTAAAAACAGACACAGAACTTTATGACAAAGTAGTGAAGTCGTTTAGCGGCTTCAAGAAAGAAGGTGTTCGCACCTCTTTCAAAGTCTTCTCCGTACCATACGAAGAAGATATCATTTATGTCAAAAACTCTACCACGGCAGTTCAAAACAAAGTTTTGGTAGAGGCTATTGACAAAGCAAGTAATGAATAGTATAATAATAGCAAGTTTATAGCAAATAAGGAGAAATAAAATGGCAATTGATTTTAGCAAGCTTAAAGCAAAACTCGACGTTCTTGACGGAAAGGCAAAGGCTGGTGGAAAGAACAACAATGTGTTCTGGAAGCCAGAGGTTGGTACGCACATGATTCGTATTCTACCTGACCCTGACGGTGATCCCGTGAAGGAACTACACTTCCACTACAATGTGGATAAGGGTGGTGTAATGTGTCCGAAGCGCAACTTCGGTGATGAGTGCCCCATCTGTGAGTTCGCCACTTCACTGTTCCGTGAGGGCACACCTGATAGCCAAAACCAAGCAAAGAAGTTGTTTGTCACCCAGCGCTTCTATGCTCCTGCGATTATTCGTGGGCAGGAAGAGCGAGGTGTTGTTCTTTGGTCCTTCCCAAAGACAGCTTACAAAGCCATCATTGAGACCATTCTTGATGAGGACTATGGCGATGTGACTGACCCCAAGAAGGGCTTTGACTTGAAGGTTTCCTACATCAACAAGAACTTTGGTAAGGGAGACCGCGTTGTGTTTGACAGCTTGCAAGCACGTCCAAAGCCATCTGTGCTCTGCGAGGAAGATTCTACCGCAGCAGAGTGGATGGAGCACGGCATTGACCTTTACGAGATTTTCGACCGTAAGACTCCCGAGCAGGTTCAGAAGATTCTTGACGACTACCTTATGCCAGAGGGTGGTCAGGAGACCGTTCGCTACGGTGGTGGAGACTCTGCACAGGGCTCTACTGTCGATGCCGCATTCGCTGCAATGGGTGTGTAATACTAGGCGGGGGGCGAAAGCCCCCCGTCTTCTTTTAGCGGAGGAAAAATGCCAAGGCAGAAAAAAGAAAAAACAAAAGCAGGCAAGTTATCTATGAAAGATAAGTTAGCTCTTATTAATAAAAGGGCTGGCATGGAAGTTGCCTACAATTTAAAAAATGATAACCCGACAGAAGTCACAGAATGGATTCCAACTGGCTCACGCTGGCTTGACTCCATTATCTGCCGGGGAAAACTAGCCGGTGTTCCGGTTGGTCGCATCACAGAGATTGCCGGTATGGAGTCATCCGGCAAGTCTTACATGGCTGCACAGGTTGCAGCAAACGCACAAAAGCAAGGCTTCTCTGTGGTTTATTTTGACTCCGAGTCAGCTATTGACCCAAGTTTCTTAGAAAATGCTGGCTGTGATATTGACAACCTTATCTATGCTCAGGCAGCATCTGTTGAGATGGTTCTAGAAACTATCGAGCAGCTTTTAACCGAGACAGACGATAAGTATCTTTTTGTTTGGGACTCGTTAGCATTTACACCATCGAACTCTGATATTGAAGGCGACTTCAACCCTCAGTCATCAATGGCAGTAAAGCCACGCATTTTGTCAAAGGGTTTGTCAAAACTGACTGTTCCTATTGCGAACAGTAACTCTGTGCTGTTGGTTCTTAACCAGTTAAAGACCAACATTACTATGAATGTGGCAGAGGCTATGACCACACCATACTTCACACCGGGTGGCAAGGCTCTGGCGTATTCTTATTCTCTTCGTATCTGGTTGACAAAGCGAAAAGCAAAGAACGCTTTTATTGAGAACGATGCAGGTTTCCGTATCGGTTCAGAAGTAAAAGTAAAGTTGGAGAAGTCTCGCTTTGGTACAGAGGGTAGAAACTGCACCTTCCAGATTGTCTGGGGTGACAAGAACCCTCGTATTCTCGACCGAGAAAGCTGGCTACAAGCTGTAAAGAGTTCAGACCAAATCAAGTCTGGTGGAGCTTGGTACACACTTATCTATGATGAAGGTGGCGAACAAAAGTTCCAAGGCTCAAAGTGGCTGGAATGTTTGGAAGAAGAAAAGTTTTATAACCAGATTCTACGACTTATGGATAGGGAAGTTATCCAAAAGTTTGACGAGCAAACTGGTGATGCTTCTCACTTCTATGACGTTGACAGTGAAGAAGAATAATGCTTGACATTCGCACGAGGATGGTGTATAACAGATACTCCATCCTTATGCGGAGCATTTGATGCCACAAAAAATAAAAAAATCTAGCAAGCGTGTGCAGCGGTATTTTGAGTTGGCACGACGCATGGCAAAAGAAAGCACCTATGGCAAACTACGTCACGGTGCTGTTTTAGTCAAGGGAGGTTCAGTTGTATCAGTCGGCTTCAACAAAGGTTGCTACTGTGCTTTTGGACAGCGCTTCCGAGACTTTCACAACTTTGGTCATGCAACCCAACACGCAGAAATTTCCGCTATCCTTGGAGTACCCGAAAAATCAACAAGGGGTGCTTCCTTGTTTGTAGTTCGTATCAACAACTACGACAAGTTTCGTATGTCCAAGCCTTGCTGTATGTGTCATCAAGTGTTAGACTTTGTGGGAGTTCGCAAAGTCTTTTACACCACAGGGGAAGACACTTATGAAGTTAGAAATGTCAGGGGGTCTGGCGAGGAATTTCGGCATAACAGTAAAGACTTTGCGTGAGAA